GATTCTTTGTAGCTTTTTGAAGAATAGATTTTTTTTCATATTTTTTTACTAAATCTGGATAATCTTTTAAAACATCATCTGGAATAGTTTTATTTTCACTCAATGCTTCTTCTACTGCTTTTTTATGTCCTTTATAATTTTTCCATTTTTCAGTCAAAATTATAACAGGTTCATCGTCACCACCTGTTGAAATTTGTCGGCCTTTTCCATAATGTGTTATTGTTCCTCCTGCCATACTTCCTGATACTGGAGTTACATAAACGCTAACACCTTGTTCCCTTTTTTGATCCATAAAATTGTAACTTCTTCCACTTTCGGGAGGTTGCCCTGATCTATAATAATCACGTTCGGGACCGAGGATAAAAACATCAACTTCGTTTTCTTTCGCATATTTTGATGCTTCTTCTTTATTATTAAATTGTTTTATTTTTTCAAAATCGTTATAGTCGCGAACCAGCCAGTCTGCTCGATTTTTTTCTGCATAAATTCTTATATCATCCCACATTGTAACGTCTTGCATATTACTATATGAAACTATAGTATTTGATTCATCTTTTGTTAATTGATATAATTCTTTTTTTGAATTTAAAGAATTATATTCTTTTTTTAATTCTTTTTTGTATTTATTCGATAATTCTTTTTCCTTTTCATTAACATTTATTTTTTCATTTATTAACTCAACCATATTATATGGGATTAAATCTGAAGGGAAATATCCTATTCCAAATAAATTAAATTTTTCTGAATCAAATTGTATTTTATCTTTATTATTTCCTAATTCAAATTCTGATTGGAAATTATTTTTATTCGCAATTGCCTCCGCTAATTTTTTGGATATTTCTTTTAATTCTGGATATTTCTCAATTAAATCAATTTTTTTTAAAAATTCATCTTTTAATTTATTTAATTCTGGTTTTATCTTATTATATTCATGGTTTATATATTCTTTCAATTCAGGCGGATTTTTTATATAATCCTTTAATTTTTCTGTATTTTTTTTAAAAGATTCTTTATTTGTTTTTTCTTCTTTTTTTTCAGTCTTCGGCTTTAAATCTTCTTTATAGAAATATCTGAATCCGCCCTTCCCGTCAGAAACGCGTTTCAAATATTTATGAGAACGTGCCTTCTCCATGTCTTTACTCGACATAGCCCGCTCAGTCGCCAACTCATAAACCATAGCTTCAAATTTTGAAGGTTCGATCCCTTTTTTATCGGCGAAGGCATGAATTTGCGGATCGGCAGGATTCGGATTTTTTATCAGAAATTGAATTATTTCGATTTCAAGCGGAGTTCGCTTCTTGTCAGATTTAATCTGTTTTTCCATTTCTATCAGTCTTGTATAATAATCCCGGAATTCATCGACATGATTACTGGAGATATGATGGTATATTTCTTTATTGGAAGGAAGTTTTTTATATTCTTTATAATATGATCTTATAAAATCGACTGTCTCTTTATGCTCAGATTCGATTTTTGTTCCAATTTTAATTTGTTCTTTCATTTTATTTTACCTTGATTCATTATCTGTTTAATTCTTTTATCATTCTTTTCTTTATATAATTCGTATGTTTCATCTTTATTAAAAGTTGGATTTTCAGGAGTTATCAAAATACACCCGTTTGGATAAAATTTTTGTATTAATTTTTCATGATCTTCTTTACTTTGTTTTTTTAATAATATTTCAGGCTCTTTCTGACTTCTCATATCTAAACTCCTCTAAAGAAAAAACTTTCACTAAACTTTATCAATTGCACTTTTTAAATCCTCAACTGATTTTTTAAGCGTACTTTTTTCTTTATTCAATCGAGCTATTGCATTATAACTGGCTTGTACCGGATCATCGCATTTCTGAATTTCCTCTTCCAAAACGTCCCTCAATTCTTTTGGCGTGAATAATTTAAAAAGCATTTTATCACCTCTACTTAAAAAGGCTCTGAATGATTTCCAGAAACAAGCCAATCCCTCAACTTTTTAATATTAGTCTTTTTAATTGACATTATATTTTTTTCCCATCCTTTCTCATAGTTTTCGAGATATAATCTTTCAGCCGAAATTTCATTTGTCGCACCAACCACAAATTTTGTTTCATCCCATAATCCAGAAATCGGGTCGGCCTGATTTATTGCAAATATTCTGGAACCTTGTGGATTATTAACCACAAAGCAATCCACTTTGTCGCCATCGTTTCCGTCCTCGCCATTGACGAAATATCCGTAGTGGGACTTCATACGTGTAACCCATTTTTTTCCGTCCTGACCGAATCCAAAACGAATACTTCCAGCGGGATTTTCAATTTTTATTTTTAGGCCTTTATATGTTATCGTGCCTTTTTTATAATTACCGGATTCTTTCTCTTTTTCACTCGGATTTACGTCTGTTTTACCAATAATTTTAATTTTTTCTTTTGGATTAAAAACCGCATCTATTTTATCTATTATTTTATCGTTTGATAGCTTAATAAAATCAATAGCAGTTCCGCCTGCGTCAGCCCAGGGCATGAGGTTCGATTCCATGTCGTCAATCAAAACCGATTCTTCACTTACTGCATACTCATACTTTTCACCGGAGAATATTACGGTTTTTATCTCTGGAAAATATTCTTTTAACCATAACGCCTTGTCATATTTGCAAAAGGTCATTTCCGGCATAGGATGAGTTAATACCGCAATAGTATATTTGTCCTTTAATGTTTCATATAGTTTCCTCCCGCGTTCGAGAACTGGAATTCCTCTGAAAAAATTCGGGTCTGTTTTACAGAATTGCTGTACTGTAAACGGATCGTCTTTATATGCGTCCCTGTTGAATACCGCTTTATAATGTCCCGAAAAATCCGCGAGTACGCCATCCATGTCAAAAAAGATACGTCGCGAGTTTCCGTAATAATTGGCGAAGGCTTTATTCATGGGTTTAAATTCAACTTTATCCCAGTCAATTTTATTATTTTTGACAGGAACTTTTGTAGTCTTTGACAAATTAACATACGTTATGCCATTTCTGATCGAATCAATATCAGTAAGAATCTCGGCTGGAATAATAATGTTTTTATAGAACGTTCCTTTTTTACGGATATACTTACCGCTATTTGTATCGAATTTTGGATTCAAATAATCCAATACGCTTGCTTTTTGCAGATTCCATATCCCGAAAACAATCGAACTATTCGACATACGATTTAAGGCAGCCTGAAGAAAATCAAGGCCATGAGGTTCTTCATGTATGAGAATATTATAAAAAGATTTATTGATATAAATACTTTTCAAATACCATTTATAAATCGTACAAAATATCTCTTCGCCATCTTTCTTTTCCCAGTCATATTCATAAATAGATGAACTTAATATTCTTTTCGACATCGCGTTAAATGCCTGCTTTTCGTCATAAGTCAGTTTCGTCCGCCAGATTAAATGTCCGAATTCATGGAAGATGTTCCCGATATAATCCTCGGCAATAGAATAAACATTAATATTCACGCCATCAAGCTCTGATTGAAGTTTGTCTTTTATTTGATTTTCGGTTGGATTTAAAAAATTTATAATAACAGAATGAGGAGGTAAAAAGCTCGGTCCTATTTGTAAAGGTTCAATTATCGCATGATATCTATCGTCTGGTTGGATGTCCCATCGTCCAGGGATAATTAATAAATCACTACTTTCTTCTATTATATCATCGTTTAATGCCTTATTTAATACGATTCCGTCAACAACACGCTCGATGTTAAATTTTTTTCCATTCTGGTCAACAAACTTCCCATCTGGGAAAGCTCCGACGATCAAACGATTATCTTTTAGCAATACTGGATTTTGAGCTTTTATGCAATCCCTTATTTCATGCGCTTCATATTTGCCAAAACTAATTTCATATTTTTCTTTTATCTGTTCGATGTCTTTATATTCAAGTCCAGTGTTTAAAAAATTCAATATTTGATCTTTTTCCATATAAAACTCCTTGTTATCTTTTATAATAATAAATTTTAATATTTTTTTTGTCAATAACAAAAAAAATACTTGATTTGTCACAAGTATGTGACTATATTGACTTATGATAAAAATAAATGAAAAAAACAGAAAAGAAATAGAAAAGAATTTACATCTTTTTTATATAAAAAAAATTGAAAATATATCTACCCATGTTGGCGGGAATGAAAAATTATCAAAATTGCTTGGTCATTCTCGTAATTATATGGAACGAATTTTATACAGAGATAATTTCAAAAGAATTGAAAAATTATATGAAGAAATAGTGGCATATTATGGCATGGACTTGTAAGAAATGCGGTATTAAGTTAACCCTTAAAAACTCAGCTAATCAAAGTCGCTGTAAATCTTGCCATAATCAATATATGCGTGATTATGATCGGACTGAATATATGCGAGAGTATATGAGGGAACAGCGTTGGCTTAAAGGCGGACCAGATAATCGGTTACTTGGCGAGAAGAAAAAAAGTATTATTTGTAATGTTAAAAATGGAAAAATGTTATTGAGGTCAAAATGAAAAATTATGTTATAATAAAAAATGCTGATAGTAATAAAATTGAATCCATACATGAGTATGATGAAAATAAAGTTTCAATTGAAGAAATAAATAAAAAAATATCTGAGTGGGACGATAAAAATCACAAACCCGAAGTAGTTATAGAAAACACAGTCAAAGATATATTAGAATATATGTTCGGACGTATTAACGAAAATGAGAATGTGCCAAACAGAATTATTGAATTAGAATATGCTCTTGAAGATATATCGATGATTATAGACAGGTTGCACGAATAGGGGGATTAAACATGATAAAATGTACACATAAAATGAGTGATCTTTCTCTGCATTGTTTAAAATGTGGGAAACCTTTAAGCGAAATAGTCAAAATGAAAACAGAATTAAAGATCAAAGATTTAAAAATAAAAAAAACAAGGCGGTTCGATAAATGAAAAAATTACAGACGATGATATCGAGATTGATTGAGTTTTTCAGGCAGTCACCCGACTGGCAGATCAGACAAAATAAAATAAATTGGATAAAAAAATCATGGATGAAATAAAAGATAGACAAGAAGAATTTTTAGAAGAATTTAGGCTATTAACTGAAAAATATAAGATTAAACACGTAATTTTTGGCGGAATAGTCGAAGACAGATTATGGGGATTTACTGGATTATATCCGATAAAATCTCTTTCAGAGTTTACTGAATGTGTAACAGTAGCGGCAAGGATATACCAATCGGCACGAGAAAAAATATTTAGTTTTTTAGATAAGATGGCAAAATAAATGTTTATACGAAAAATAAAAATAAAATCACATATCGAGAAAGCGCGTTACAAAGAACGCTATCGTTGCGAAAAAGAATATGAAAGCATTATAAATATAATGGAACGAGACCATCTAAAAAAAATCAAACGTATTAAAGAACAATACGATAATGAAATTGATATTAAGAATAAAGAATTAAAAAAATCTCGCCAAGCCTGGGATAGTTATCGCGATAAAGTTTCTGAACTTGCTGAATTAATATTCAAGTTAAAGAATTTCATGCAATTGTTCAAAATAAACAGTCTTCAATTTTTCCAACATATTGCTGGAATACAGGAATCTATCGAACGTGCGGAACGATTTATTGTAAACAATGAAACAAAAATAAACAAAATGTTATGCTTATCAGATAAAGACAATGAGACCGTTGAATGAAAATTTTACATTTAACATTGCAGAAAAAATGGTTTGATTCAATCGCAACAGGAATAAAAAAAGAAGAATATCGGAAATTAAAATCATATTGGAAAAGTAGATTCTTCAATAAAGATGGATCAATAAAACAATTCGATGAAATTCATTTTAAAAATGGTTATAATAAGAATTGTCCTTTTATGCGCATAGAGTGGAAGGGGCTCAAAATAACAAAATCACCAGTTGTATTTTGTATTTTATTGGGAAAAGTTTTAGAAATTAAGAATTGGCCAAAATAGTAGGGAATATGATTGAAAAATATTATAAAAAATCTTCACAACGTGCAAAATGGTATCAGGAGATTTTGAATATGATGAATTCTGATGACCATAACAGTAAATGGTTTGAGCAACATCACTTAAATGTTATTAAAGAAGCAATAGAAATTATTGAAAATAATTTAAGTGATAAAAAATGTATTATAGATCAATGCAGGTTAATTATAAAATATGCAAAAGAAATAATAAAGAATTAACTTATGCGTATAAAGAAGATGTTATTTCAGTTTTAAGTTGGGTTTTAGGACACGAAGAATTTGATGGTATTGGTAGGGAGAAATAAAAATGACTGATATAAATTGTCCGTACTGTGATGCTGAATTAAATATTAATCATGATGATGGATTTGGTTGTAATGAAGATGAAATATATCAACAAGAATGTTCTAATTGCGAAAAAACATTTTGTTATACAACTAAAATAACTTTTAATTATTTTCCATTCAAAGCAGATTGTTTGAATGGGGAGAATCATAAATATGAAAAAACACACACATGTCCAGTTGAATATACAAAATTGAGATGCTCTGTTTGTGGTGATGAAAAGCCTATAAAATAAATTTTGTTTGAAGGAGAGTAAATAAAATGAAACAATATTTAAATGTTATAAAAGAAGCAATAGAAATTATTGAAAATAATTTAAGTGATAAAAAATGTATTATAGATCAATGTAGATTAATTATAAAATATGCAAAAGAAATAAAAAAGGAGTGCTAATATGAGATGGAGAAAGGATTTTGAAAAAGCCCCTATAAATTTTTTAGTTTCATTTGTTGGAAAAAAATATCTTGCTCGAAGAAAAAATGGTGAAAGATTAGATATATATGATGATAAACAAAAATTTTGGATATTAGATATTAATTTTATAGAACTTGATGGCTGGCACCATATAGATGGCTGGATGCCAATACCAAAAGAAATTAATAAAAAAAGATGGAGAAAAGATTTTGAGAATATCCCAAAAGGAGATTTTATAGCCTCCTATAAAGAAAAAAGTTGTTTTGCCGTTAAAGAAACGCCTAAAGCAAAAAGGATAAATATATCGCCACAAAAATATACGCATTGGATTTACGGATTTGATTTTAGCGAAATTGATGGTTGGATGCCAATGCCTGAAGGAATTAAAAAGAAGAAATAAAATGACAGTAATAAAAGGAAAAGAACTGCCGGAAGAGTTATATCTCTGTAGACATTGCAATACTATAGAAGGACTTTTTATAAACCCAAAAGATTGTGGGATGAATTCAATTGGAATATGTGATATTGATTCAGAAAAATGTGAGGCTAGTAAATACATAAAGGAGGATTAAATTGGAAAAAAGTTTAGATTTATTTCGGGATTGGATGGGTGAGAAGGGTTATTCATCTAAGGATAGGTTCATAGGAACGCTTAGATCATATAATTCTGAAACAAGCACTTATGCTAAAAGTAATTTTATAGATGCTGCTAAACTGATGTTAATTGGTTATTTAGAAGAGTATCTTATAACAATACATGGAATAAGTGTAGGTACTGATAGCAATATCTACAAAGACCTTAAAGATGGAAAGAAGTATGCTGATATAAGATACGATCAGTTAGTTAAAGAAATAGAAACTATTGAAGGTAGGAAATAATATGACAATATATAAATATTACAATGCGGGAAAACAATTAGGAGTAATTGGTATTCCTATAGAAAATATAAAGGGTTCAGATGGAGAATATACATTTATTCTATCTGGTAATAGAAATTGGATTTTTACAAAAGATTTAAAGAATTCTAGGGAAGAAGCATTAAAATCAGATATTGCAAATTTCTTATAAAATTTTAAGAGGGGAAAATAAAAATGAAACTTGAAGACATGAAAATAGGTATAAAATATATAGTAACAAAAACAAGTGATGATGAATCTCTACATAAAGGAGATCACATTACTTTAGATACTGATAGATCGTTATGCAGTATAACTACTCATGGATGGTTAAGTAGGGAGAGTGTAAAACAAGCATGTATTGGCATGGAATGTGAACCTGATAAAGAATGGGCAAAAAATAAAATTAAACAATTACAAAAGGAACTGGAACGCATATTTTGTAATTATATATTTTATAAGGAGGATTGAGTTATGAATATAGATGATTTAAAATGTTGTGGGAATTGTTTAAATCGAGTAACCAATGATATGGGAGATTGTTCCTCTGAAGGATGTGAAGAAACAGATAATATCACTGGAAGTTTTGAATATTGTGATGAGTGGGAATATGATGGATTGCATAGAGAATCAAGAATGGAAATTTTAAATATTTCAAAAATTTAAAAGAGAGTAACTTGCTCAGGAGGAATAATGGATAAATTTGATATAATGGTAAATATATTGACTAATGCTATAGAAGAAAAAGACAATAATAAGCCAATAACATTTCTGCATTTATGGAATATAATGCAAAAAGTACAGAGTATATATAATGAACTTGAAGAGAATACGGAAAAAACTCTTAATGAAATATTAGAAGAAGATTCTTACTATGAGTTAGAAGAATAACAATGATAGATAGAACGAATTTAAAAAATAACCTGAAAGAAATAAATAAGTTTCTTATTGATTTACAGGTTGATGGAATGGTGTCCGCCAATGTTAGGGTACAAGCCCTGAGAGCGGATATGGAGGTGTCAAAAGTCCTCGAAGAAATTTTAGAAATGGAGCTATTGGAAATAAAAAACGCAGAACAAGATTTAAAGAATAAGCTTATTGAAAGAGCGAGACATAAGGAGGAAAGTTAATGGCGAAAAGAATAAAGCTGGGGGATACACATACTATGGAGAATCTTGTGGAGATGTTGGAAGAATTTGGGATGATTGTTTAGGAACAAAAGAAGAATTTATTGCAGTAGCAGAAGATTGCTATGGATTAAAATTGAATAGGGAAAAAGAAGAATGGTTAAAAATAATTAAGGAGAATTAAAATGAGTTATCTTGATGAAATAGATTATGCAATGGCTACTCTTAATAAAGAGGAGATTGTGGATTTAAGTCCAGATAAAATTTATTTACATGATCCTCTTGGGTCTTTTAAAGACGATTCCCTTAATCCATATAAATCAGTAACTTGGAGCGAAGATAGAATTGATGATAGTGATGTTGAATATGTTAAGAATAATTCTGCAAATAGGAGCTAACATAAATGTTAAGAATAAATAACACAAAAATATATGGCTTAGAGGAATCAATAATGGCTTCAGGTTATCCTATGCGAATTGATTTGCCAAAAGATTTTGATGAGGAAGATTTAACATGGGTCCGTATTTTAGATAATAAACAATTTAAAAGAATAAAAAAATTAGGCAATACAAAGTCAGGATCAGGCCATGATAATGCCCTCAAGGGAATTGTTGTTCAATTTGATCTGACTGCTCCTCTATATATTTGGAAACAATTCGAGCGTTATCACTTCCATGATATAATAAGTTCACAAAGCACTATGCACCGAATTCTTGAGATGGATATTTATAAACAATGTAATGATTATGTTTTTGTTAATACTATTGAATTATTGAAAGAAGCTATACAATCATATAAATGGCTTTATGATAATCAAGAAAATAAATTACCAAGCGATAAAGAAAAATTAGATAAAGCATATATGAAAATAATTTCAAATATTCCTTCAGGATTTGAATTAACGGCGAGAATAACATCAAATTATCTTCAATTAAAAACAATTTATAACCAAAGGCACAACCATAAATTATATGAATGGCATAATATATTTTGTGACTGGATTGAATCTTTAGATTATTTTAAAGAATTGTGTTTGAGGAAGGATGTAACAATATGAAATATAATAAATCCATATCAGATTACAATAGTGAGGAGCAAAAAAGAGATGACTTACAAAGAATCGGAAATTGTATATTTAATAAAAAAATAAAAAATAAAAAAGACCAAGATTCTTGGCTACGAATAAAAGAGTATTTGAAAAAATTAGAACTTAATCAGGAGATCAAAATGAAAGAATTAAATACAGAAATCCTTAATATACAAAGATATGGGATTACATTAAAAGGACTTATACCAAAAGAAGAATTAAATCCACAACATGCTTATGTGAAATTAAAAGATGTTTTAGATATTATTTATAAGCAAGATAAATAAGAAGATATAAAATTATATTCAAATAAAAATTAACTAAATTCTTTAATTATTTCCTGACAAAAATCTGTCAAGACTTCCTGAATACGTCTATGGACATAATCAACAACTGATGGATAAATCGGAGTTGCTGATTTATTGGGATATTGCCAACCCTTACTATTCTCACTTACGCGCCTGAATATTCCATATTGAGAATGGAACTGACGAGTATTGTATCGGCTCAATCCGGATATGTCAACCTCGAAAGATCGTAAAGTATTTTTTACCGTTATTGTCGTACCTTCTCCAATCGTCCCACCGCTTTTTACAATCTCGTGCATATCTTTTGTCATGCGTCTGCCCCCGAATTTTGAAGACATATTGCCTTCTTTCCCTGGTGTTCGGACCGGAAAAGGCACTGTTATATATTTTACTCCATCTTTTCCAGTATGTGCCTTTTTGCTGGAAAGAAGGGCATCCTTTATGCTCCATGTCTTAATTCCATGTTCCATCATCATGGCAAACATAAAAAAAGGCCTATTGCTTGATTTATCCATAACATCTTTATCAAGATATATAGACCCGCCATCATTTTCTATTTTTACTTTAAGCGCATTTATGTATTTGCTTCCCCATCCCTTTGCATCAAGGGCCTTCTGTCTCCATTCTCCGTAAATATCTTCGAGTAAAAATCCTGTAATTCCTGGCATAGATGATTCTATCCTATTTAAGACTTTTCCAATCATTTCTTCAGTCAAGCCTTCGCCTATCGTTTCTAATGTCGAGTTAATTGATTCAAAAATTAAATCAGCATCAATATCAAATATCATTATTTCGCCTGTTTGAAAATTATCTTATAATCTGTACTATTACGATCTACCGGAATTGGTAATAACGGATTTTTATCCCACGCTGATTTTTTCTTATCATAATCTCTATGTTCGACAGCCTCATAAACATTTCCATTAAATCGAACTTTCCCACCCTCAATAAATGTCGGCTTGAGATATTCTTTTTCTTCTTTGCCTGGAATATGTGAAATAGGCTTCGGTCGATATGCGCCTTTCGGTATTTTTGTCTTTAAAGGTTCGACTCTGCCCGTCTCTTTATCATAATATTCGGTCTTTAGGTCAATAGGCATCATTGTAGCCGTCCCGTGCGGATGAGCGGGCGTACAAACACTCCAGGACGGTTCTTTATATGAATATTTGCCAATATTATTTTTACCTGGCCATATCGCAATATCTGTATTCGAATCATGAATTCCCATTGATTTCAGACTATCATTATCAGAATCGGAAACAACGCCAATCGGGACTAGCCTGGTCAATGTTCCGTGATGAGGCGTACACCATTTGCAAGTCCCGCCAGTAAATACAAAATACTGGGCCTTAGATGCGTCTTTTAACGATTCCATAGCCTGCGCCTCATAAGGAGCGAGGATTCCCGCCTCATAAACAGCCGCCATCTCGTATTGACTTATCCTATTCCAGTTCTTTTTAAATGTCTCTGCTGTATTACCAGCTTTTTTTTGAATATTCCAATATAAATCAGATGCAATTATCGTCCCGGATTTACCTTCATTTATCCCCTGTATAATTTCTTTTCTTATAGCAGATTGTAACTTCTTATCCGTTTCCGAAACATACATAGCAATTCTGGAAAAAGACTTGTTTAATGCTTTTTTTTCGGAGTTTTTAAAGTCATATTTTTTATATGCCTGGGCAATATTATCGGGCATATTGCCTTGATATTGATCCGTAACAACCTGGTATAAAGACTTATCGCGATACGCAACACGTTTGCGCCTGAATGTTGTCGTATCGCGTCCGAGCATAAATCCTTTTACGGTCATGTCCTCCGCAACCTTATCAGCGTGCCTTCGCCAAAATTCAGACAAATATTTATTTATATTATCCCATTCAACGTTTGTTAAAGGCCGATATCCGAAGGGAATAAGTTTTTTCTTTATCCTAAACGGCTCGACTGAATATTTGAATAATTTCTTAAATTTATCAAATATTGACATAAAAAAATTGGCTTTTTGGAGAGTATCGGATTTACTCCGAGCAATAGCGTATGCTTCTTTTTCTGACAATCCTAAATTTATAGCAATCCCTACCGTAATCTCATTTATGAGTGAAAACATAAATGCGTCCCAGTATTCATTGAGTTCGCGGATATATTTTACTTCCTGGTATTCAGTCATTATTTAATAATTCTTCTTTTGTTTTTTTTTGTTCGTGCATTTCAATAACATGATTGCATAAATGTTTTAACGATACAACATCTTCAAAATTAAGAGAAATATATATATCAAGATTATTTCCTTCGTCTTTTATAGAAATATCTATATTATCATCTTCTATGAATGAATCAAAAATAATTATTTCTTCAGGAGGATCGTTAAAATCTTTTTCTCCTAAAAAATTAAATATTATATCATTTTCATATTTTAAATCTAATGGACTATAAAATAATTTGGTATAAGTTTTTAATTGTAACATATATATCCCCCAATTTTTTTAATAGAGGCCGGACTAACACCCCTGAAAGTCCGGCCTCAGAATGTCACATACACTATTTACATATAAAATAAATAATGACTAAATTTAAAACTAAATTTAACGAAAAACAAAATAATCTAACCGCAAATTGTTCAATTGATTCATGTTTTATCATGCTATATATTACCGTAACAAGCAAACAAGATAAAAAACTACCTGCAATCATAACTTCCATTTCATTAGTCCTCTTTCGGAATTAAGCAAAAAGATAATTTACTCTTTTTACAATCTTTTGAGCATCGCGAACAGGTCTCACTCTCTGCGTCATATTTATGTTTAATTGCAATCTTGCATTGCTCTTTCAGTGGCTCATTACACATGAATAAAGCTGGCTTCCAGCATCCACATTCTAACCCGATGTTGCAGATTCCATCTGATCCTGAAATTATTAAATAATTCTCGACAAGTTTTCTTATGTCCATATTATTCTCCTGGTAATTCTCTTTTTTCTTGGAATTTATACGAACATTCGATACCTTGTGGATGATAATGGACAATCCATTCATTGTACAATTGAATTTCTAATTTTTTTCCACAACATGGACATTCTTCTTGTTCAATCTCTTTATTCTTTTCATTTCTTCCTTCGTCCATTTGACTTCAATCCTCCCCACGTTAAAGAATATGGCCTGGTTAAAAAATTTAATTAAATTCTTCATCATTCATTCTCCTTAAATGTTTTAATAAAAACATAATTTTGTCAACTACATTCTTATTGTCGGCAATAAGAAGATTTTTCGTTAATGATTCGATAATTTTTTTTTCAGATTTCATTTCGCAACTTCTATAAATTGTTCAAGTTTTCTTTTCCGTGTAGGATGGCGGAGACGCCTCAACGCCCTACTTTTATATAAATAGATAGTTTGTCTCGTCCGATGTAAATTATCAGCGACTTCTTCTACTGACATAGGCTCAGAACCATCCAAGCCGAATATCATCTTTATAATCTTACGTTCTTTTTCTGGGATAGACCCAAGAACCGATTCTATCGCTCCTTCCAATTCTTTCTCTTTGATACCCTTTTGCGTATAATCATCAAACGGAATAGACGCTACTTGCAATGCAGGGATATCACTAAAACTTATTTCTTTTACTTGTTTATTCTTTACAATCTGCGATAATTTTCTCGGAAATAAAAAATCTTCTTCAAGAAAAAAATGATCGCAAAGAAGTTGAGGGAGTTTTTTTAATTTGAAATCCCCAGTCTCTTCGTTAAAAGAATAAGCATCATATTGAATATTTATCCATGCAGAGATAAGTCCTGGATTCTTGTTAATAATTTTTGAAAAATTATTGATACTTCCATATTTTTCATAGATAGCATCATATAATCTTTTGTTTTTGACCCTGATTTCAACTCTTAAAACCTTTTCATTATCCAATCTCTTGATAAGCATTTACTCCTCCGAATTATTGATTGTTTTTTTATTTTTTAAGAAATCAGATA